GAGTACGCGATGACGCGGATGAACACGTTGACGGACGAGGCGGTATTTACGCGGCGCGAGTTTCGCTTCGGAGTGGATGGGCGGGCGAACACCGGCGTGGGCCTCTGGCAACTCGCATATGCGAGCAATACGGACCTGAGCGTACCGTCGAATTACGGCGCAGCACGGGCGGCGATGCGGTCGATAAAGACGGATGCGGGTTTGCCGTTCGGAGCCTTGACGAGCCCGAATGACGTTTACCTGGTAGTACCGCCGGCACTCGAGGAGGTGGGAGCGCAGCTACTGCATGCGGATTTCATGGTAGGCGCCGGCGGGAGTTCGAGCGTGACGACCAGCAACATCTGGAAGAGTACGGCGACGCTGATCGTGAGTGAGTATCTGTCCTAGGCGCACGAATCAATAACGGGAACGCACTGGGTATCAAGACCGCGGAGAGATATCAGATCGCGGCAAGCTCAGACTGACAACAGGATCATTCAACCGTGCCATACGCAACAGCAAACGACATGACGGCCAGGTATCCGAACCGGGACCTCGTGCAACTGAGTAATGAGGATCCGACGCAGACAACGGTCAACGCGGCGGTCCTGCAGCAGGCGCTAGGCGACGCGTCAGCGGAAATCGACGGATACCTGGAGAGCCGGTTCGCGCTGCCACTGGCAGATCCGCCGGCGGTACTCGCGCGGCTGGCGTGCGACATCGCGATGTATCGGCTGCAATCGCTGCGGCCACTCCATGATCTGGCGGACGCACGCAAGCGTTACGAAGACGCGGTCGAATTACTAGTGCGGGTGGCGCGCGGCGAAGTGACGCTGGGTTTGGCGAACGACAACGTGGAACCGGGAGCGGCGGCCGGATCAGTAGTAACACAGGCGGGAGGCGACGCGAGTAGGGCTTTGCCGCGGCGAATCTTCGATCGTGGATCTCTCAAAGGCTACTAAGTCAGCAACACGCTGACAACGAACCGACAGAAGGAACAATCGATGCGAGTAAAATTCATCTGTATGCAAGCGGAGAGGAAAGACAGTTGGCATCCAGGGCGCGTGGTGCATTGCGCGCGGCTGGTACCGATTGTCGATGATTCGCCGGAAGCTCGCGAGTATTTCGCCGATCCCCCGGCCGGAGCGATAGAACTCAACGCGCTGGCCTCGGAGCAATTCAAAGTGGGCCGCACGTATTCGGTCTATATCGAAGAGCTGGCCGGAGAAGCGCGCTAGGCCTTTCGGGCAAGACTCGACGAGTCGAACTGAGAGGAGCAGATGGGAGCAATCGTATTAGACAGTCCGTGGCTAGGGCAGAGTTATTCGCCGCCGACACCACTGGATATCGAGACGATTGAGTCAACCGTCGTGAATCAGTTGAGCGCGCAGATAAGCGGAATCGAGATCGCGCACTTCCCGGATCAACCGGAAGCCTATCGAATGACCCATCGAGTGGGCGCCGCACTGGTGCGTTATGAGGGTGCGGATTACGGCAAGCTAATGGACAGTGCCGCGATCGTGCAGGAACGAACGCTGAAATTCGAAGTAACACTCATGATGCGCGACCTGGGCTGGAGCGTGGGCGGGGCACCGGCGGGCGGCGGCACGCCGGGCGCCTACGCGATGATCGAGGCGGTGCGTGCGGCCTTGACGGGTTTTGCAGTGCCGGGGTGCGAGGCGAGCTACCCGCTGCGCGAACGCTTTCTCAGGCGCGACAAACAGGGCGGCGTCTGGATCTACGCGATTACCTTTGCGATCCGTACGATGGCGGTTGAACCCTCGACGCCGGAGAACTTTCCACTGCTCGCCCTGGCGCGGGCACAGGAACAGGGCGGCGTGACGGCAGCCAGTACGGCGCCGGCGCTATACACATTCGATGGCAGCGGAGAAATCCTACTTCTGCACGGAAATCTGACGGCAGTGCAGGTAACCAACCCGGTGACTGGAGCGACTTACACAGCAGAGATTGACTACACGCTCGACGCGGTCAACGGCAGTGTCGGACGCATCGAAAACGGGGCGATCGCGGCGGGAGCCTCAGTCGCAATCTCATATACATACGCTGATGTAGTTACGGCAGCCGCGGATGGGGGCGCCGCGCCCACCGCACCGACCAACTGAGTATCGAATACCACGGATACGAGCGGCCGAGTGCCGCCGAGGTAAAGTCTATGCCCGCATCGTTTCTGCATGGAGTCGAAGTATTGGAAGTCGCGACTGGACCGGCGCCGATCACGGTAGTGAAATCATCGGTGATCGGGCTGGTCGGCACGGCGCCATGCTGGGCACTACCTTCGACTGCGCCAACGCCCGGGCTAAACGCGCCGACGCTGGTGGGATCAGCCCAGGACGCAGTGAGATTCGGGCCGGCGGTGCAGGGCTACACGATTCCATACGCGCTCAATGCGATCCTAGGGCAAGGTGCAGGCCAAGTGATCGTGGTAAACGTTTTCGACAGCACGAGACATACCAGCGACATCCTGGCATCGCAAACGTTCAGCGCGGCGGGTGCGATCACTCTTGGGCATATGGGCGTGACGCATGTGACCGTGATGCCAACGACCACGGCACCGGTGACGGGCGAAGCGCACACATTTGGGGGATCGCCGGCCACGATCCAGCTGGTGCGGGGCAATCTGCAAACATCGACGATGGTGCTGACGAGCAATCCCTCGGGTACCACCTATGTGCAAGGCACCGATTACCTGGTCGACGCCCTTACCGGCCTGGTAACCCGCGTGACCGGTGGCGCAATAGGCGCGACAGCGTCTGTACTGGCGAGTTACAGTTACTATTCGGGAACACCCTATATCGCGCCGACTGACTATACGGCCGATCCGATCAATGGCGTACTGACTTTGACCTCCGGTGGAGCGATCGCGGCGGGAGCGAGTGTAATCGTTTCGTTCAGCTATGCCGATCCAGGCAGAGTTCAAGATTCTGACATTATCGGAAGCGTCAGCAATTCGGGCTATACGGGTTTGCAGGCATTGCTGACCACATACGGCACCATGGGGTTCTTCGCGAAGCTCTTGATCACGCCAGGGTACTCACAAAACGCCGACATCGCGACGGCGATGGTGGCGACCGCGGGTACATTGCGCGGAATGGCATTGATCGACTCGCCGCCAAACACGCCGGCGGCAACAGCAATCGCGAACCGGGGCGTGGCGGGAAACGCGTTCGACACCAGTTCGACGCGCGCGATTCTATGTTATCCGCAGGAGACCTTCTTCGATATCGGGATAGTGCCGACCGGTACGACCCTGAATGGAAGCATACCAGTGCAAGCAATTGCGAACCGGATCGCGGTCGGGCCGTACTCGCAGTGGGTGGCAGGAGCGATAGCGTCAAAAGATTTGCAGAATGGCTATTGGTGGTCGCCCTCCAATACGCAAGCAAACGGAATGTTGGGGCCGGACGTTACATTGTATGCATCGCTGCTGGACGCGGCGTCAGACGTGAATAACTTGAACGCGGCAGGCATTTTGACGGTATTCAACGCGTTCGGAACCGGGCTTCGCTTATGGGGCAATCGATCGGCGGGGTATCCGACGATAACGACGCCGGACAACTTCATCAGTGTACGGCGCACGATGGATGTAATCGAGGAATCGGTGCAGCTCGCGATGCTGCAGTTTATCGATCAGCCAATCAGTAACGGGCTGATCACGGCGATTCTGGCCAGCGTTAATGCCTTCATTCGCACGTTGATCCAGCGGGGAGCATTGGTAGCCGGCTCCTCGAGCTACAACCCCGCAGAGAATCCGCCCGACCAGATTGCCGCCGGCCATCTGGTGTTCGATATCGACGTAATGCCGCCGCCGCCAGCAGAGCGACTGAGCTTTACGGTATATATCGACACGACACTTCTGACCACGCTGGGAACCACGAGCGCATTAGCCAGTACGGCGCAGACTGCCTAATCGGAGATACAATCGGCGCCGACTCCGGCTACACGATAGCCTTCGCGAGACATCAAGGACAAATCGATGGACATAGCGGTAAATCGGATAACGAACGCGAACATATACATGGACGGTACCGGTCTGCTGGGGAGGGCGGAGGAGATTCAGGTCGCTCA